AACAGAAACTGTAATTGAAGGCTTGTGCTCACACCAAGCACGTTGGTATACAAGCCATGTGTTCAAATGCTCAATTGCTGTAAGATCATTTCTTGTAATTGCACCTTGTGGTGCTTTTACTGGGAATGAAAACACATAAGTGTCATTTGGCTTCATAAAATCATCTTCCACTGGGATTCCAACTTCCTTTAAGAATGTTGAAAGTGGATCTTTCTTGTCTCCACGAACTGTACGAATATAATACTGTGAATGCCAAGCATGCATTCCTGAAGACACCCCGACCAATTGAGACACTGTTCCAGAAGGCTTTACACATGTAATAGCTGCAGACTCAGGAATCCCAATTTTCCCAGCCTCTTCTGCGTTAATTGTTCTTGCGTATTCACGAAGAGATGTAAGTGTCTCTTCAAGCTTATTAATGTTTTCTTTTCCAGAGAAGAACTTGTTTCCAAACTGACCAGTAAGTGAAACTCCAAGAAGTCTTTCTTCTTCTGTGTTGTCTTTCCAAATCTTACGCAGATACTTAAAATCTGTTAGCGTTGACTGCCAAGTTCCAAGAATTGTTGCAAGACGTACCTTTTCTGCAACAGTTGTAGGTGTATCCTTTTCACGTAGTACGACTTCTGAAAGATTACAAAACTGATAAGGACGGAGAATAATCTCTGAGCAAGGATTTGTTCCATAGTGGACTTCAGGGTCTCTACGACCATACTTAGCTGCCTGCTTTTGCGCCGCCGCCACATTATAAATGCCACGTTCACCCGATTTTGAATCATAAAGAGATTTCCATTCTGCTATAAACTGTTCCATCTCTGGCTTGCGAGAATATGCAACTGAGTTATTTGAAAGTGCACGTTGTGAGTTATTCTCCCACCAGTTTCCTGCTTTTGCTTGAGCCATCTCAATGTCATTAATGTTTGAAAGTGAAATCATTGCTGATCTGCGAACTCCACCAACAACAACAATCTCGCCAATCTTGCACATAATGTCGTGAGCCTCAATTGGCTTTAGTTGGCGGCCTGCTGCTGACTTAAACTTTGCAATTGTAAAATCAAAAAGGTTAATCAGTGGTTGTGGGCCAGATGATCGACCACCCATTGTCTTAAGACGTGCACCCGCAGGACGAAGCTTGCTTACATCTACTGCTGGAACTTGTCCCGACCAAAGCAATGCAAGTAGTTCACGGTATGCCTTTGCCCAACCTTGCTTAGAGTCTTCTACAGCAATGATAGTTGTAGACTTTTCAAAAGTTTCTGGGACGGCAGGAAGCTTATTTACATACTTGTATTCAACAGAGAATCCAACACCTGTTCCACACATCAAGATGTACATTGTTTCATCAAATGATCTTGGGTTATCTACTGGAACAAAAGAACAGTTGTATCCTGCAACATGGTCTCTATCAAGAGCGGGTCCTGCAGTCATTACTGAACGCATAGAAGGCATAACGCTTCTGTCATATACAGCTTGCTTTAACTGTTCTACAGTTTTTGAATCTGGAACATAGTCCATTGTCTTCAAATGAGAAAGCATGAAGTCAAAGTATCTATCTACTGTTTCACCCCATGTCTCACGACGATTCTCTTCTTGCAACCATCTTGCATATCTTGATAGTGCAATAAAGTTCTCATATGGGTTTTCAATAGTTCTTGACATTTATAGAATACTCTCTTCCGCCGTATCTAACAGCTAATAATTTTTTTGGGTAAGTCCAAGTATACCTAAACTTTTTTTAGAGGGCAAGGCCTAAGAAAATTTTTTAGATAAATCTTCAAAAGCATTCTTAGTCAACTGATCCCAGTTATATTTTAAGTGAACTTTTTCTGATTGAGCAAAATAATATCCAGAGTAAGCTTTGTAATTCATAACTACATCAAGCATTAATTCTTCAAGATGATTTTTATCTGGCCTAAACATTTTTCCAATGTATTCATGTCCTACAGATTTAGGAAGCTTATCATCTGTCAATGTTGACTTTAGCTTTAGAGGTCCAAGAAATTCTTGGTAATCCGCCCAATCATAAGTTGATATTACTGGCATACCAGTTGCTAAACCTTGAAGCGGAATAAAACCAAATCCTTCTCCCCAAGATGGATACAAAAGTGCGTGGTGAGAATGATATAAAAATAACAGTTGACTAGTGTCATATTCCTCTGTTATAATAGATATATTATTATATATATCTGGTAAAGATAATATATTATTATTATTATATATTCTTATAGTATTAAATAGATGAGCTTTGATTGTTAAGTGATATTTTGGGTTATTGCCAAACAATTTAATAAAAGTTTCAACTGCTAGCTGTCCATCTTTTCTTGGAGCAGGTTCTCCAATATGAAGAAATTTAAAAACTCCATCATCTTTTAAAATTCTTTTCTTTGGTTTCCATAAACTTTCAATTCCATGTCTGTAAACTTTGACATCTTTTTCAACACCATTTGCTTTAAACACATCTGCTGTCCATTGAGATGTTGCCCACACTTCATCACATTGATTAAACTTTGTTACCCACATTGGATCCATTGAAGTTGATTCCCAAGGGGTATATCCAATTTGATATTGTCCTCTATGAAATTTAAAGTTATCTGGTTGTGTAAAGTTTATTTGTACTTGAGCTTTAGGGTTTGCAAAAGTTACATTATGTCCTAATTTTTGCAATGACTTAACTATATTTTGACCAGCATAGCCGAATCCAACAGCAGGGTTTAATCCCGCTCTTACCGTGTAGTATGAAATATCCATGTTATCTTTCTGGTTGACTAGCTTGACAAGCCCACACTTTGTTTAGTACTATTATAGTTACTGTCTCTTAGGAGGTTAAAACCTATGGAGAAAAATATGAAGCGTTTGTATGACTTACTTAGTAATTCTACCATATTCGTAATGTTTGCGGTAGCTATATATTTTGTAGGAACAACAAACGGACCTGCATATGCTGCAATGATTGAGGAGCAAGTAGCTGCTCAGGAATTGCAGAAAAAAGTAGAAGCTTATTCAGTAGCAACTGATTTAAGTGACTGCGAGCTTGTTGAAGTTTTGAGCATTGCTGGCTTTGAAGGTCAGTTTCTAAAAAAGGCGTGGGCTGTGTCAAAAACAGAGTCCAACGGAAGACCGCTTGCTCATAATGGAAACAGAAAAACAGGGGACAACTCTTATGGCATCTTTCAAGTAAATATGATTGATGGTTTGGGAGTTGTAAGAAGAGATCATTACGGTCTCACTTCCAATTCAAATCTATATGACCCCATTTTAAACGCAGAAGTCGTTTATAGAATGACCCAAGCTGGCAAAGACTGGAGTTCTTGGCCAAGCTACGGAACTGTAAGATACAAGGAGTTCTTAAAAGGATTCCCTGATGAGTGTTTAACAATGAAAAATAAGTAGGGACAGTAAATTAAAACACAAATAATCGTGGCTTATCAGAAGTTGGCGGGGGAGCAAAAAGTTCCCCCGCTTACTTGCCCAATGGACAAATCATTTTTGTATCCTAATTTAACAGATCAGGATCAGCTTTACTTATATTGTTTAGAATGTTCTTATAAAAACTATATGGGTTTAGAGATGTACGGAAAAGTAGAAAAGTATGTAGAGAAATATTATGGTAAGCAGGAACTTAATTAACGGCGGAGAAGTAGAAGAACTTAAAGAACCAATCAATCTTCTTGTAAGAACCCTTGTTCCGCCAAAGTGGATTCTAGTTGATCAAGAAACTGGACAAGTATATCAAGGTTCTGACAGAATGGATTCTTATGGTCCATGGGTAAGACTTAATGTAGATGATAAATACGTGCCACAGGATATAGCAGATAGAATTAAAATAATAATTGAAAGTGCTTCGTCGGTAGAAGCTAGAATGGTATAATAGTTATATGCTAAGAACAAGAAACTTAACTTTAAGTTCAACTCCAACACTTTTAACTACAACTGACGAAGTTGAAACAGATAATACAATTTCAGTACAAAACACATCTGACACTGCAACACTTTATCTTGGTGGCCCAAGTGTTAGTTCTACATCATATGGAATAAGACTTTTATCTGGACAAATTTGGAGTGCTGATTTAGGCCCATACGACAAACTATATGCCGTAGGTACTGGCACAGTCTCTGTTCTAATTTTGGAGCGTTAATATGCCATTTACAACAACTAGCGCAGGTGGAAATGGTTCTGGTATTCCAGGTCCACAAGGTGAGCCAGGTGAAGCAGGCGCAGGTTTTGGTATTTATTATTTAGGAAACTACAATCCAAATAGCGGCTACCTTCCAAATATTGCCGTAGTTAGAGGATCAGACGGTCAACTTTATCTTGCCAAAGCAAGTGGTGCACTAAACGATCCAGTTGGAAACACTGCACAATGGGAAGTTTGGATTCCTAAAGGGCAAGACGGAGCACCAGGTACAACTCCATTTACCATTCTTGGAGAATACAACAATGGTGCAGATTATACTTATGGAGATGCAGTTTATTATAGTGGCGGAACTTATGTAAGAACTGGTAACCCAAACAATCCTGGATATCCTCCAACACCAGGTTCTATTAATGCATCATGGACTCCAATTGCAGATAAAGGTGATCAAGCAAACTTAGGTTATATAACTGTAACTACAGAAAATGATCCAGTAGAAGGATACTATACAACTTTAGAAGCACCAGGAAATATAGTCGTCCAAAGCTCAACATCACCAGGACTCATAACCATTCAATCATACGAAGGGCTTCAAGTAAATGCAAGTCCAGAAAATGGTGGTATATACATCAACAGCAGAAATCCAGAAGATAAAGTGGTTACAGCTGGAGATTTGCAAACAGCAATAGGAACTGGCGGTAATGGAGAAGTTACAAGATATTTTTCAGAGTTCTACGCAGCTGGTTTAACATTTACTGGAACAGGTGCTACATATCCAACATACAACTCATACTATGTTAAAAATGGGCGTATGGTAAGTTTTAATATTGAAGTTGATCTGTCCACAGTTACAAACTTTGGAACTGGTCAATACAAAGTTGCTCTACCATTTACTCCACAATTTGGGTATAACCATTTTTCTGGTTGGGTATGGGCTGATCCAAGTGTAAGTCCAGATGTTGGAACAGGGCATACAATTATCAATGCTGATACTGCAGGAGTTACTGATGTGCTAGACTTGCATTATCTTAAGTCAGCAGGTGGCGCTAATTCTCCAATTAGAGAAGCTTTATTTACTCAGGATGCTCCAGTGACACTTACAACCGCATCTAGATTTTATATTAATGGAACATATATAACCGCAGAATGATAAAAAAAGTGCTCGGCGGCGGTAGAGACACTTCTTTTATATGCTATACTAAAATACGGAAACACCTAAACTCTAGAAAATTCTCTAGAGGACATCTTAGAAAGTACTATGAAAATGAGCGAAGAGAACGTCAATTTAGAAGATAACTTGCAGATGGCACAGTACATTATGTTAGCCAGAATTTATGACCTTATGTCCGTGCTAACATCTCACATGACTGAAAAGCCAGAGCTTGTCCAGAATATTGTTAATTTGCACGAGCAGGGTCATATTCTTGGACCTATGCCTGCATTTGTCCCTAAAGAAGAAAATGACTCTACACCCAAAAATACAGAAGAAGCTTCTAGCTGAGTTTAGATCAGGCACTTGCAATAAGTGTACTGAATTTAGTAAAATAGAACTTAAATGTACTATGGCAGATGTCCATAGCTCTGAGTATTTTGGAGATGATTCATTTAACTGTCCGATAGGAGAATTCTAATGGGTATTAAATCAGCCTATGAAAATTTTAAAGACCCTAATCAGGTTAAACCTTGGGATGTTATTAATCCGAAGAAAGAACATGTAGACGGTGATGTATACAACTACAGAATGTCTATCTGTAATGCCTGCCCAGAGCTGTTTAAATTAACACATCAGTGTAAAGAGTGTCTTTGCATTATGCCGCTAAAGGCTTCATTGTCGGAGGCAGAGTGCCCACTTGGTAAGTGGGGAAAAGATGTGTAAGAACTGCGGTAACTGTTCACAGGAACATGGCGGTAGAACAATTGATGATGCTATTGACGAATCTCTAGATAGCCCTATCTAATGAATGATATTGAATTTATACATACACAGCTAGATTGTACGTATTTAGAAGTGCTCGGCGGCGTAGAAGCACTTCCTAAATGGTTTAGAGATTTGCCACCAATTGTAAAACTTTACGAAGATAAAAACTTTGAAGACATGTCTGTAAAAAGATGTACGCCAGTTTTAGATTCATTTATTGGCGGATACTACCTAGCCACTAAGATAGATATCCATGTAAAGCATGTCGGAGATAAGGTAACATTTACTGGAGAAGGATTAGCCAGAGAAGATATCCTAGAACACCCAATTGCCCAACTTGGAGATATGCCAATTCCAGAAGGATACGCTAATTGGGCATATAAGTGGTTTAACCCATTTACAATAAAGACGCCTGAAGGATATAGCTGCGTATTTACTCAACCATTTAATAGACCAGAGTCCCCATTCTACACTTTGACTGGAGTTGTGGAAACAGATAATTATTTTCAGCCAGTACTACTACCATTCTTGATTAAGAAGTTTAACGGGGTTATTCCTAAAGGAACTCTTATAGCCCAGATCATTCCATTTAAGCGGGAAGATTATAAAAGCTCAATTAAAATAGCAGATTCCGAATATTTAAAAGTGCAGGCGGAAGAGAGCATGAATTTTGAAAAAGATAGATCAGGTAAATATAAGAAAGAATATAGAGAGAGAAAACAATATTTGTAGTTGACTGCAAATTACACTTATGTTATTATAAGAGTAGTGTTTGGTTGAGAACCACCATTCTCCCTAACATTAGAAAATCCCCTAGGATCCGCCTCCGAAGGGATTTTCGTCTTTTTGTGATAAAATTATAGTATGCCTAGAAGATATTTTTCAGAACTACACAAAACAAGACACTATGTCCTTCCAAGGCGGAAAAATATATTTGTTCGACTAATTACCAAGTTAAAGCTACAAAAAAATAATAAGTAATTAGAATTAACCCTAATACGGTAATAAACTTCTGTGTACCCTTATTTGTCATAATAATCCCTTTTCATAGTATTTAAGCATTTCAAAATCCATATATTTTGGATCACTTGTGATATCAAAGAGGATATACTGCAAGCGTAAACATTCCTCATGCTTATACCAGGTCATACATCTACCATCCTGAATATTTAAACAATGCTCTAAGACCCCTTCTAGCCTTTTTACAAGGTATCCTAGGATCTCTTCTGCAATGATATGATCATCAATATAGATATTCTCATTTTTTAGCTTTGCAGCTGAAATAGCAAAGGCTACTTCATCCCGCCAAATTTTATTCATTTAATATCGTCCCAAAATGCAATAGTTAAAACTATCATTGGGCCAAAGATAATTGTTGCTTGTATCCAGTTCATTTGTGCTCCTTCATATGATTATTTAAAGTCATATAGGCAAAATCAGATCTAACTTCTATTTCCCGCCCACATATTTCACAAATTACTACTCTATGAGATGCCATAATATCCTAGTCGACTAGATTATTTTTAATTTCCTTTAGAATGATCTTATTCATTTGTGACTGCTTAAATTTACTATAACGTTTAGCTAAAGGCAAATTGTTTCCATACCACATTGGAGATTGTGCACAGCTATCTGCATATTTGATCAGTGCATGATTACAAACAAATCTCTTTAAAATAATTTCTCTATCTGTAAGTACTTCAAAATAGAATAATGGTTCATCATCCTCAAGTATAAGTTTACCCTTTGTTTCCCACGTTTGAATTTCTATATTCATAGGTCTAAACCAAGAAGAAATATCAAATGCTCCTGGAATTAGGGTCCCATATTGTGTATATCCAGGTTTGTGCATCATAGGCGTACTAAATACTCCCATTGTTGGTTCTTCCGCAAAAAATAAATATTTTTGCATAAACGCAAAAGATGCACCCTCTGTAAATGCAGATGGTCTTTCAATTTTAAAATTTACACCTGTTTTGCCAAGAGATTGTATCTTAGGAATCTCAGGAACAGTCATATCAAATTCTATCTCTGACCGCATTCCGTTTCTAAAAACATATGTATGCTTAAATCTACCTGTAGCTGCAGGACATTGCAAGAATCCCCTCGGATTTTTATCTTCCTTATTTCTTTTCTCCATAAGCTCATGCATTAGTAGCTTAGGATCTGGATACATCATATTCCATTCCCCATAATCAGCATCATCTGGAGAACACATTGGTGACCAATATACAATAAGAGGTTCTTTACTCATAACCACCATAATATCATTTATAAATATTCTGGTCAACTAATATTTCAGATTTCTAAAAATGTTAATATATTTTTAATTTGTATGATACGAGTTATCCACAGGCTGTGGAAAAATGGATAGTGCGCCCATAATCCGTGTGATGTATCTCACAAAAATAGTTTTGCGACACGCCCGAAAAACAGCCCAAAATGTCAGTGGTCTATGTTAGGATACATAGTATAAAGATTAACAAAGAAAGGAGTTAGATAAATGACTAACTCAATGTATGA